GTATACGGAGATTAAAAACGGTAAGCATCGAGCATTTAGTAAGTCTACAGCTTCGCCGAAAGTTCTGACACGGAGCCGAGGTGATTTCGAGATTGAGAAAGAAGAGAAGCTCTCACTAGGGAGACTGTTCGATGGCACTGCGAAGGTGAGTAATCCAATGACTGCGGGATCTCCTGGAGAAGTAGCAGTTAAATCACTAGGATCTTTGGCAGCTAAATTTGGCGCCGGAGCAGGAGTAAAGAAATGACACAAGACGTACAATCTACACTGAATGACCGAGCAAAAACTCATGGATCATTTATTGATAATGGTCGGATCATGCAGGCGCTCAAGACTGATATGCGAGAAGATGGAAAGAATTGGAATGATCTTCCGTCATATCAGAAAGAGGCTCTCGAAATGATCCAACACAAGATCGGAAGGATTCTGTCCGGGAATCCTAACGAGCCAGATCACTGGCGCGACATTGCAGGATATGCCACCTTGGTGGAAAATATTCTGACAACCGGACAATCTCACGTTTCCTCAACCACGAAGTAAATTAAAACTTCATTCTATCTAAACGAAAGTAATATCATGAGCATCGAAAACACTCTGGACGCCGCTGCCTTCAACATGGAGTCTCTGCTGGAAGGTACACTGGATGATCTGGCACAAGTGCCTGACTTTGTTACTTATCCTGCCGGCACACATCGCGCAAATATGTTCTGGGTGAAGCCGACCAAGGGTCGTCCGACTTCTATCGGAGTTAAGTTGTCCGCAATTGCTACTGAAGAACTGGCAGATGCGAATGATACTCCGCTGGTTCCTGGCTCCCTGACTACTGTGTCGTTCCAGATGGACAATGAGTTTGGTCAAAGTAATTATCGCAAGATCATTGCTGCGCTGTCCTCACACTTTGGCCCTGGAACGAATCGGGAAATCATGGAGAAATCTGAGGGCGCCGAAGTTATCGTGATCACATCTTTGCGTCATGGCAAGAAGACGGAACAGAATCCGAATCCGAATGCCTATACGAACATTGTTGAGATTCACGTTGTGTAATCTGAGTCTATAAGTACCATGTGCCCTGGGTCGGTTTATCTGATCTGGGGCATATTCACTTGTTGATTCACTCACCTCTCGCACTGGAGATTTCTATGCCTCCCAATGTATATATCGTAGCTTCCCGCATCCGTCTGGCCGAAGAGTGGATGTACCAGAACGAGACTTTTCTGCGGAAGTTCCTAGGTCTAGAAGAAAAGCCTGTACTTATTTCTTCTGATGGATGGAGAGAATCTGACAGATTGCGAGGTCTTCCAAAAGACTCTTTAATGATTTTAGTGGACCTTCCTTACAGAACGTTACGTCCGCTCAAACAGATGTACCCACACTATACGTTTATATCTGTTGATCTAGATTAAAGGAAACTCATCATGCCCCAATATTCTCTCTCGTCCAAGACCCGTCTACTCACATGCGATTCACGTCTTCAGGAAATATTTAATGAAGTAATCAAGCACATTGATATCGGAATCACGTGTGGACACCGTGGCCAAGAGGCGCAAGATTTGGCGTTTGCTGAAGGGAAAAGTAAACTTCGCTTTCCAGCCTCAAAGCATAATTCATACCCTTCTAAGGCTGTGGACTTTGTTCCGTATGCAGGCGGGAAACCTGTCTGGAATAACCGAGAAGTTATCATTGCCACAGCATTCTTCATCAAAGGTGTAGCCGCAACTATGGGATATAAAGTCCGCCTAGGTTGTGATTGGAATGGAAACATGGACACGAAGGATGAAGGTTTCATGGATGCATTTCATGTGGAATTGGTTGAACGAGAAGGAGATGAGATATGAAATTCCGTACACGTAAATTCAGAATCAAACGACTTACATTTGGACGTGGTCCTCACTATCTTTTCTATCGTAAGTCGAGATCAGATGTGGAAGATATGGTATTCTTCGGATCTGTGCCTATGCGAACAGTTGAAGGTACACATAATTTCCAAGGTATAGTGAAAATTAAATTTGAATCGGAAGAGCGGATAGGAAAAATAATGGGAACTCGCTCCACTCTTATCATGATCGATGATATTACAGAGGATTCAATTCATGAATCATCCAATTCCAGTTCAAAGTAATGCTCTCTTCCTAGGAACATATGCAGATAAGGATTACCTTCTCCATATCAAACATATGTTCTCAGGTGTCACAACCTATACAGTATGCGAGCCCGTGAAACTTCTCACGCAGCTTGAGCTGTATTGCCAGAAACGATCCATCACTCGTGTAGTTTCCACGAACATTGATATCCTTCTGAAGCTTCTTGCACTAGAAGGGAATGTGAAGACTTCCGCGTCATTGGCAGATTACGCCGGATCTCTCTTCACATACCGTGGAATTGAAATCGTATTCATTGATCCGCTGGCGCAACTTGTCACCGTATCTTACGGGCGCTTCATTACACAGCGGAACATTTCCAAGGTAATCAATCCAATCTCATGGCCCGAGGCCACAGAATTCAAATGGGCCATTCTCACACCAGAGAACATTCAATCTATTTATGAAGAATTTCATCAAGCATTCGCTATCGCAGTTGACCTTGAAACTGTACGTCAAAACACCGCTATTCGTTGTTCTGGCTACACAGCTCTTTTCATTGATCGCACTGGCCGTAATCCTATCCGCACACTCTCTGTAGTTCTGCCAATTGATTCCGATTGGGCAGTAACCTGGATGCGGAAATTCAATAATCTTTCTGCTGCAAAGGTACTGGCAAATGGCAAATATGACTGTTCATATCTCCTGCGGTTCAATGCACCCTTGGTCAACTGGCTATGGGACGTCCAGCATTTATTTCACAGTTGGTATTCCGAGCTACCAAAGGATCTTGCTTTCCTTAATGCCTTCTTCCTACGAAAGGTGGTTTATTGGAAAGACCTTGCTGAGACAAATGATATCGAGCAATACTACAGATACAATGCTCTCGACACTTGGGCTACAATTAATGTCTGGGTCCAGCAAATTCTACAGGCGCCAGCGTGGGCTAAGAGAAATTACTTATTGGAGTTCCCTCTGGTCTATCCGTGTCTACTGGCAGAAATGACAGGTCTGCGCCGGGATATGGGAAAGCTAGTGGAAGCACGGAAAGATGTGGATGCTAAAGAATCCGAGACTCTTACATCTCTCCGCCGCATGATTGATGTGCCCGGATTTAATCCCGGCTCGCATGTCCAAGTGAAATCCCTTATGAAAGTTCTGGGGTGCGCAGACATTGCGGATTCCTCTGGTGAAAAGAATCTGAATAAAGCCTCGTACCGGCACCCACTCAATGCGCGGATTTTCACCAAGATCCTGGACATTCGTGGATGGCGCAAGCTGGCTACAACATATCTCCGGCTAGATTCCGACAAGGAAGGAAGCAAAGATAATGGAAGCAAAGAATACCATGGGCGAATCCTTTACGCTCTTAATCCACATGGAACAGATACCGGAAGGTTGGCATCTAGAGAGCACCATTTTTGGACAGGATTACAAATACAAAACATCCCACGAGGCCCAGAAGTTAAGCAAACTATCTGCGCAGATGACGGATTTTACTTGGGGGAGTGCGATCTTGAGCAAGCTGAGTCACGAGACACAGCAAACATTGCGGGAGATACTTCACTCATCGCTGCCGTTTCTGGGTCTAGAGACTTCCACTCTGTTAATTGCTCCGCATTTTTTGGCGTTCCTTATGAGTCCATCTATGATGATGCATTGGGAAAAACTCTCAATAAAGCATTACGAGACGTGGCTAAACGGGTCAATCACGGTGCTAACTATAACATGGGAGCTGGCACCTTAGTTGATACGATGGGCCTGGAGACTATCTTTAAGGCGCGCACACTTCTGGGATTGAAAGAATCAGATCCGAAGAAGATCGCAACTTATCTCCTGGCTCAATTCCATAGAACCTATCCATCCATTGCAGGGAAATATTATGTCTCAGTCGTCAATGAAATTGGAACAACGAGCAGACTTACGAGTCGCGCTTACCATCATACAGAGTACAACAAAGCACATTTCACAGCAGATGATTACATTGGACAAGGCGATTGGGTACGATACTGCTTTGGAAAACCAGATAAGAACAAACTTGATCTCAACTCTTACGTCGCTCATTGCCCACAGTCACTCAATGCAAGAACTCTTAACGAGGCATTCCTAAAAGTATTCTATGAAATCGCATTACCAAACCCGGAGCATTTCCGGTTGCACGCTCAGATTCACGATTCGATCCTCTTCTCGTACACGGAAGAAGGATTGCGAAAGAATCTTCCAGATCAAGTCCGGGAAGCAATGGAGATTCCTGTTACGATCCGCGATGTATCTGGAACTTATCGAGAGTTCACCGTCCCAGCAGCACTGAAACTTGGAAAGACTGGGAAGGATGGAACGTTTAAACGAGCTAAATATTGGTCAGAAACTGAGTAAAGGAAATCCACATGCACACAATCTCATCTAGTAATCTCCGCTATCATCTTGCAGTTGCAATCTTTCTTTCTTACGAAGATGCAGCGGAGCTTAAAACGGTTCTTGCTCGTGGGCTTAACACTTATCCTCCGGAGAAAGGAGCCGAGATTCAATCTCTTCTCGATAATCTTGAGATGGCGCTTGCTCCACTCACATCTCCTTCAAATCCTCCACCTTATCATCCAATCTAGAAAGCGCGGTGTCCCAATGGCTGGGGATATATTCAAAGAATTCCTGGAAGCAAACTCCCAGACTGAACCTCCGGCGATTTACTATCGCTGGTGCTTGCTCACGACAATCGGTGTTCTTCTGGGACGCCAGACATACTTGAATCACGGCCATTTCAAAATCTTTCCGACACTTTACACAATGCTTATCGGGACTCCTGGTGCCAGGAAATCCACCCCAATTAAACTGTGCAAGAAACTTCTGAGACTTACTGGGTACGAAACAATCGCAGCTGATAAAACATCCAAAGAAAAGTTCCTAGTTGATCTTGCAGGTGGAGGTGATGATCCAGAGTTTTCTGGTACAGGATCACGGACGCGAGACACACGAACAGTAGATGAAATTTTAGATCAGAATATATTCGGAGATTGTGATGACTCAACCACACGAGAGATGGCTATCATGGCAGATGAAGCTAATGATTTCTTTGGTCACGGGAATATTGAATTTCTATCTTTGCTTGGGAATCTATGGGATTACGAAGGTAATTTTACTTATCGAATCAAGACCGGAAAATCCTTGGACATTCACAATCCTACCATTTCTATTCTCAGTGCAAATACTCCCACTGGTTTTGCTATGGCTTTTCCTTCAGAAGTTCTCGGACAAGGATTCTTTAGCCGACTTCTTCTGATTCATGGTGAGCCTTCCGGCCGGCGAATTGCCTTTCCTAAAGGAATGAATGATCAGACAATAGAGCATTTCGTAGACAGACTGAGAGAAATTAAATCCGCGGTTCATGGTCCTCTCGATCTTGAGCCAGATGCTGAACAAACATTGGAGAAAATATATGCAACCTTCAGTAACATTGGAGATCAGCGATTTGAATCATATTCCACCAGACGTTTTGCGCAATTGCTTAAGCTTTGTATCATCCATTGTGCTGCCCGTCTTGGAACAACAATCAGCAGGCGGGACGTCATTTGCGCTAACACAGTCCTTTCCCATGCAGAACGATACATGCCTAAAGCTCTCGGCGAGTTTGGTAAATCCCGCAACTCGGACGTATCTCATAAAGTTGTGGAAATCATCAACTCACGAGCGCTCGACGGCCTCGTAGAATGAAGAAGAGAGATGGTTACGAAAGATTGTTCAACTTCTGGAAGCATATGCAGGTGAGATTGATTCGCCGTAGATCGTACAGTTCGCGCGGTGTTCATGATAGGTGTCCTCTGTGTTCAAGGAAGTATTTAGGTTCTTCATTCATGGGAATAGCTGCACAATTCTTATGTGCCTCATTGAATCTCTGCTGCTCTTCAGATACCAGAGTTGTGAGGTGAATCTCCTGAATTGCCAGGCAACCTGAGCAACGGAAACGAAATACATTTGTCTGAATGTGCGGATGCAGAAGAGAGATCTTCCAAGAATCTGCGGAGCGTGGAGGAATTTGTAGGAAGTTCATGGTACGATACCTTTCATCTTGAGTGAATGGATCAGTTAAATTTCTCATCATCCCTCCCTACTTTCCCTTTGAAATACTCAGCCTTTTCCGCCAATGTATTCCCCTTGATTCTCTGTGATTCAATTCCTTTCACAAAGTGATCCGGCTCGCAGATTACATAGAGTTCTTCCCGTGCGCGAGTCACGGCAGTGTAAAGAAGTTCCCGCTGAATCATTGTGTTGTGAGATTGATGAATCACTAGGAAAACTTTGCGCCACTCTGAGCCCTGAGATTTATGCACGGTGAGGACATATCCCAAGGACATGGAATTAATTTCCGCTGCCTTATTCAGCTCTTGCACACCATCCGAGTCTAGGAATTTAATTTTAATTATATGAGAGGATTGCGCGGTTCGTTCATCAGAAGATGCTGCGGATGAGAGCATGAAATCCACATCGAAATCATCTGAACTATCGGCCATCCCGCGATATTTCTCAGACTCCGGATCAAATCCCCAGTAATCCAGGGTAGGTGAAGGATGCGCAGTTTTCTGTCCGGCGTATCCTAGATTGGGCCGGATATCTACGATCTGTGCATCGAGTTTATCAAAGAGCACCTTATCACCAACTGAGAAGTAATGCTTATTAAATCCCGCGATGATCTCATATACAGTGGCGCCACGTTTGTGAGACAGGTGATTGGCGATCTTCTTATTCAATTCATCCGTGCCGAATGCTTTATTAAACGGGCACAGAATCATGTCTTCTTCTGGATCGTATCCGCCGCCATTCTCTGCTGCGATAAAGAATTGTCCAGCTGTATTACAAGCTGTCATTGATTCGATTCGTTTTTTCCACGGATGGATTGTGAGTCCTGGGCGTTTCCAGTCTGGGAATTCTTGGTCTCGAATGGCCTTACCTGAGAGAATCCTATGCGCCAAAGAAATAATCGGAGACTCAAGAGCCTGACGATAGACTTCGGTGAGTTCGACAACGTGAAGTTCCAGAAGTTTGAAGCCGAGAATCGCGGAGCCGAAAACTGGTGGAAGTTGCTGAATATCTCCAAGGAAGATGAATTGAGGCCCGTGCGGACAAGCATCTACAATCTCCTGAAAAAGGTCTGTACCTACCATTGAGGCTTCTTCGAGAATAATTATGCGGATCGAAGAAGGAAGAGGATTGTTTGCATTTCGGGTTGCCTCGAAAGACATTTTGGTGCGAGTTTCTCCAGACTCTGAATCATATACATCATTGTATACTGGTTGATACTCTAGAAGTTTGTGGATTGTTATGCAATTCCCCTGCATTTCCGCAGAGACGTTTCGCCGAATATTTGCTGTGGCGCGCCTCGTATATGCGGTGATTACAATTCCAGGAGTATTCGCGGGAAGATGTTTATGTCCTTGAGGTTCCAGAATTCCGGCTAGACCAGCGTGAATGAGTTCTTGGACAGCTGCTTTCTGGCAAGTTGTTTTACCTGTACCAGCGGCGCCTATTAGAACCGCACTGCGCCCGGATGATACGTAATTCACAAATTCCATCTGCTTGGAATTCAGTGTGATTAGATTTCCGTACTTATCTGTGATCTGGTCTGCGGAAAGAGCTGGAGGGATAGTTGGGATTTCTGTGGTTTGAGTGATCTGATCTGAAGATGTAGGAAGAATAGATTGTGCAGACGTGAGTGTTTGAACCACGCCTCCGGCGTCAGATTGCGCAGATGATTTTGCTGCACGCACACGCGCTAGAATTTCCTGCATCCTAGTAAGAGAAGGTGTACTCATTTAGAATCTCCTGTGGAAAGGTGGGGGGGGGTGGAAAGTATGCATATATAAGAGCATCCTGTAAATCGGTGCACCAGAAGAACAGGGTACGCTTATATATGCCCCCTGTCAAGAGGGCACTGAGGATTAGATTACTCAGGTAGGAGAGGGAATGCGTCTTTGTATGTCCAGATAAGCAAGTTAAAAAGAAGTTCGTCGTAGCAATCTGGATATTCTAAGGAATCCCGGTGGGATATATTGTAGTCATACACTTCGTCAATTCTACGTACCATCCATTTATGTACAAGATCATTTCTATAGTTGAATATTACGCAAATAATGAGGATGAGGAGTAGAATGATATAAATGATTTCTGGCATGATTATTTCCTTGATGTGAGTTGAGAGATCTTACCTTGATGGTCCGAGTTTAGACCTAAGTTTAGAATCTAGTGGAAGAGTCGGGATGCAAGATGCACACACAAATTTCTGAACTAATCCATGGCGCGGAACTCCTTGGTTTGAGACAAAAGATCCTCCAGTGAGTGAGCGGTCTTTCTGACAGATCATGCAGAATCTTTTGTGATGAAGAGAGTGGATTGAATGATTAGGAGCTGGCATCTGGGGGATCTTCCTGTGCTAGGTTAAGAATCTTTGCTACATCTGGACCTACCGGACTGAATGTGTAATCAGTGCGCACAAGAAGTCTTTGATTTGATCCATAGCTTAATCCGTAAATCTTTTCACCTATTACTACCCGATCATCTACGGCCAGACATTTAAAAATAACTTCATTATAACTCTTGTCCCTGATTTTTTCGCGTACTACTGTATTTCCATCAACT